CACCGTGTCCAGCGTCAGAGTGGTCGGTGCCGCCGGAATCGCCGACGTGACAGAGGCATACCAGTCGCCCAGCACCGGAGCCGGTGCCCCCGCAACAACGATTCCAGCTGGCTTCCCGTTGATACGACAGCAGGCCATTACAAGACAAACCCTTGTGGCAAGGTCGGAATGATCGTCACTCCGAACTCATCCACCGTGCCACCCACTGCCATGACCTCAAGCCACACGAACGAGTTGGCCGGGATGGCCGAATTACTAAACAGCAAGTGCGAGCTGCCGTTGGCCAGATCATTGGTCGTCTCACCACCCTCGATGATCTCCGTGCCAACCGCGTCGCGCGTCGGAGCGAAGCGGACGGTCCAGTTCACCGATGGCACAGCAGAGCCGCGCAACGACGCTTGCATCCTGGACACCAGGAACCCGTTCTCCGTGTAGAAACACGGCTTGTTGCCGCTCACGACAGCCGGAGCCATCGACAGCGCCTTGCTGCCCACATCGCCAGCGCCGGGGTACTGCCCGAGAACCCGGAGACTGGTGTCTCGCCCATTGGCGTATACGGACACGCGGCCTCCTTACGGGAATGTCAGTAGAGAAGACGGCTCGGGATGAAGCGGCCTTGCGATGATCCTCGCGTACATGGCCGCAGCAGCACCGGCCGAGATGATGGCGATCCTCTCGTCGGACGCGAGCTGGAACTTGTCGGTACAGAGGACGATGGCTTCGAGAGGGTCGGTCGAGCTGAAAATCTGAATGTCAGGGCCGGACGCACGGCGAATGACGATGGACTTGGATCCCACCCCGGCGAAATCCACGCTGATCTGCTGAACCTCGGTCAGGAAGTACGAAGTGAAATCGAACGTGAACAACCCGCCAACGATGTCTGTCGGGAAGACCTTGATGCCCTTGGTGGCATAGCTCGGCGTCGTCGTCGGCTCAGCACCGCTCCAGTCAGAGCCAGCGGTGATCCGCTGCTCGACAACGACAAATTGTGGATTCATCAGCGCAGCCATTGATTCCCGTTACCCTTCCCCGCAAACGCAGAGAGAGCGGCAATCAGATGGTGACCGCTGCGTCGTCGTAGTACCGCCGCCATGCCGCGGCCGAGAAGTAGGCCGGGATGCCGGTGCCTGCGGCTGCGCCTTCGCCAGTCTTTCGACCGTTGGTCACGAAGGCCGTGCGGCCCTCATACCCAGTCGGCAGGTTGGCGAAGGTGTACTTCTCCAGACCAGCCGGGCTCAGAGAGCCTTGCAAGGCGGAAGCGGCGTCGTCCGCGCTCGGCGTCACTGACACCGAGAGCGTGCCCGCGATTACGCCACTCTTGACCACAGAGTTGCCGTCGAGGTCATCGAGCGAGATGTTTGCCCACGCAACCGTGGTGCCTGCTGGGATATCCAGGTTCGGACCAGGAATGAACACCTGTGCCGAGCCGAGGTTTGTGATCGTTGCGTCCATGTTGTCTTGCGTCCTCCTAAGTGGGCTGGCTGGCCCGAACCATCAAACCAATCTCGCGAATCAGGTGCTTGTGAACTTCTGTTGAATGCGGAACACGATGAACTCGCCCGGTGTATTCGCGGCGACGTAGACGTCGCAGATAACCTCTCCCGCCTGCTCTGTCTCCGGAGGGTTATTGGTCTCGTCGCAGATGACCTGGAAGGCGTCTTGCGGACGAGAACCGGCGAAGATGCCCTGATTGAACAGCCCGAGCATGAAGCTCTCGGTCGTGAGCTGAATGCGACCGCGCAGCGTGGCGCCGACGTTCTCGAACACGAATCCGTGCGTCGAGTTGAAGATGCTCGCCTTGAGGAAGTTGAACAACCGGCGGACGTGGATGAACTTGAAGTCGTCCGGCGGATTCTCCAGGGTGCGCGCACCCCAGACAACGCGACCGGTCTGAGGCGTGTCGATCAGGGCGTTGACCTGGCTGTTGAGCAGGATGTCCAGCTCCGCAAACTCGGACACACGCTCCAAGCCAACCGAGAATGCCAGACGGCCATCGACCGTGCCCGCGGGTGCCTTGCCCACGGAGCGTGTCGCGTCCGTGCGCGCGTACACGCCCGCGATGTGGCCCTGCGGCGGCACGTTCACGTTGCGGTCAGTGACCGGGTCCGCGATCGTGATGTACGGCCAGTAGAGCGCCGCATAAGACGAGCTGATGCCCAGGGTGTTGCGGCGGTAGTTGCGGGCCTGCTGCGGGGTAAGCCCAGGCGTGGTGGCCAGGATGATGAACCACTTGCCGTTGACCTCGGCCTCGGTGACCTGGTCCACGGCCATGGTCACGTTGCCAGCCGCGTCAGGGATCGCAATGTTCAGCAGCTCGTCAGTCCTGAGCAGGCCGTACATGCCCAGGCGATCTTCCTTGAGCGCCGGGTCGGTCAACTGGTTACGGCCAATCGGTGCCACGCCGTCCGAGCCACCGGTGAGGGCGTCGGTGTTGAGCGTAGAGACTGGCTCCAGCCGGTACGAGATCGAGGGGAGCGACCCGGCCACCGGCAAGACGCCAGCGCCAGCTCCATGCGTCGTCTCCGCCCTGGAGATCGCCACCAAGGTCTTGAAGGCGAACTTGCCAGTTTCGTAGTCGATCCGATTGAAGCCAACTGGGGCACCCGGATCCACGTCGCCGATGAGGTTGCCCTCGCCGTCGTCGGTAATCGTGCGCACCGCGCCACCTTCCTCGGTGAAGGTGATCGTGACAGACGCCTCCTGGATTGGCGTCTGAAGGTTCGGCGACCGCGCTCCTACGGGGATGTCTGGGAAGCCATCCGGATCGGCAAGAGCCGTCGAGCCAAAGGCCGTGGCCACGCCATTGCCAGCGCCTGTCGGGCGCACGCGCAGGCGACCGTCGAGGTTCGCGGGCTTCTCGTCGGCGTTCGACGGCTCCACCAGAACGACGAATGCCGAGCCAGTGAAGGGCTCGTTGACAGCTGTGATGGCGTAGTCGGACCCGGCCGGGTTCGTGAACTGGACCGCGCTGAATACCTCCTTCACGTCGTCTTCGAGCAAGACCAGCACGTCATGCTTGGAGTACGCAGCCGTCTCCCGATCATAGAAGTCGGAGCTGCCGCGGACTTGCACGTCCACATCGTTGCCCCACACGCCGCGCGAAATCGGATCGACCGAGAAAGCGTTCTGAATGTAGGCGGCCTGGATCAGGTTCAGGTCATGTGGTGCCGGGAAGGCCACGCCGACCGTGAAGGTGACGACGCCGGTGTCGTAGGCGATGGCGCCTGGCACATCGAGCGTCGCGCCGTTGATCACGCCAGCGCCGTCGTCGGTGACGGTGCGAGCCGTGCCAGCAGGCGTATACGAGTGCGATGGAACGCTTGCCGTGTCGGGCACCTGATCGAGCGCGCCGCCGTCGCCGGTCAGCTCGAAGCTCAGATTCCAGTGGCCCGTGGCGTAGTCAACGAATCCACGCTGATCACCGGCAGCATCAAGAAGGAGGCCGTCCTTGCCTGGATCCGCGTAGAGAACCGGCACCGCCGACACGAGCGTTCCGATCGTGACCGTGCCTGGCACAATCGCAGCCCCGGCAGCGACGATGATGCGACCGAGCACGTCCTTGGTTGTGCCGACACCGGCAACGCCGTCCACGGCTGGCGAGTACGTGCCAGCTACCAACACCAACGGCGTACCCGCCTCGTAATACCCAATCGTGACCGACCCGGGACGAACCGGTAAATTTGCAAGCGCTCCAGCAACTGCCTTGGTGGCGCCGTCGCCAGTGGCGATCGTCTCCTCGCTCACTGGATTGCCGATGGCACCGGCGGCGGCAACCGCGTCCGAAGCCACGACGCGGACCACGTATGCCCGCACGCCGCCGTTCGCGAAAAACGCGAACACATGCGTGAGCATCTGACTCGTCTCGTTGAACGAGCCGTACGTCCGAGTGGCCTGATCGAAGTTCGTGACCAGAATCGGCGTGTCGGTCGGGCCGCGAGGCGTGAAGCCGACCGTGCCGTAGTTCGATGTGGAAACGCCTTGAATCGACGTCAACCCACGCCGACGTTCCTCGACAAATACACCTGGATGCAGCCGTTCTGTCATTGCCCGTTACCTCTCGCCTGATGCCGACGACAAAGGGTTGTCTACTGAGGAGCTTACCGGTCTCGTCGCTTGCGCCTTCGCTCCGAAGGCTCTTGTTCCAACTCTAACTCCGACTCCACAGGCACGGGCGTGCCATCTCCAGACTGCTCAGACTGCTCTGACTGCTCGCCTTCTTCCAACTCCGAAACAGAGACTACCACAGTCTCCTGCTGTTTCGGATCAATGGATGACTCCGCTTGAACGCTTTTGGCTACCTCCAGTGGAGGCGGCTCGGGCTTCTTGATCGGGGGAGCTACTGGGATGGTCGCCTCGACGGCGACGACCGGCTGCACCAGCGGAGTCACCGGTGGATCTGGCAACCGCTTCACCAGGCCGACTTTGACCAGGTGAGCGACTGCCGTCGGCAGTGCATGGAACTTGGACCGTGGCGTGATCACGACTGGGCCGCCTGGCAGATCAATGGCCGTCGTGACTCGACCTGCATAATACCAGAACGGTAAATTCATGTTTTTGTACCAGCGATCACGTTAGTCCGAAGCTTTGGAGATGTCGGAGCGATAAACGGTTCCGCAAAGTCCAGCTCGCCCTCGACTCTCAACGAAATAATGTGTCCTTGCAACCGATCTGAGACGTCAGTCAGTTCTGAGATCGGATCGAACACATCAACGAAGACATGGTAGCCGCGCTCGTCGCCCTCAGTATCGATCAAAAACACCTGCCCGTACGCCCAGAAATGCCGCCCGACATGGCGCAGCATCCGATCCGCATCGATCCTTTGCCTGGCCCTGAGCTGGACGTCGTAAATGATCTCGAACGGGTACGTCCACCACTTCTTTTCGACCCTGTTGGGCATCATGCGCCCGCCAGGTCCGGCCACCTGCTGCGCGTTCGATGCTGGAACCTGGTACTCGTGTCCGCCGGGGAACCATCTGCTCATCTGCATCATCGCCGACGAGCGCGTGATCAAAATTTCAGGCAGGTGTGCCGACTGATATGCCTCGTCCGGTGCCGACATAACAATCGGCACCATACCGTTGTACTCGCCGGGCCCGTTGACGCCGTCGATCTTCACCGCGTAGACCTGAACCTGCTCGCCGCCCAGGTTAGCGTTCACAAGCTCTCCGCCAAGCGTCGTTGCGACGCCTAGATCGAAGTGCTCAAGAAACACGCTCCCTGTGCGGCCGTTCGCCAACGCCGTCCCTCTCAGGACAGACGACGCGCGATCTCGTCCGCAAGACCGGTACTGGTGGCCCACGCAGCGATGTCGGCAGTGGACCTCACGGTGACGGGGTGCTCGCTGGCCAGCTCCTCCATGGCCTCGATGACCACATTGCCCGCGTGCGAGACGCTAACTTCCGCCGCCTCGGACACGGTCCTCGCCACGGAGTCCACGTATGCGCTGACGAAGTCGGTCGGCCCATCGTCGTCGCCGAAGGCGATGTCCTCTGCCACCGAGCGCAGCACCTCGGACTCGGCCAGCTGGATGTGAATGAGCGCCTTGCCCAGAATTGCGTTCACCTTGTCGATATTCATGCTCAGTCTCCTCCGGGCCTCGGTTATCCCGAGACCGCTTGTTGAAATCGTTTCACCCTGCTGATCACGGACCCTTGTTCCTGCTTGATCACCAGATTCTTCTGCCAGCGCTTCTCCGATGGAACCGTCAGCCATCGTAACAGGTTTTTCAAGGCCGTATCCACATGCTCTGTGCGCGCGGTCCTGATTGCGGGACGCCAGTGTGCGCTCGCCCTGGACTGGATGCCAAATTCTCGACGCAACACCTCGAAGCCGATGTCTCTCGTGACCTTGCGACCAACGCGATCCTTGGCCGCCCGAAACTGTTTGATGCCAGCCTTCTGGAGCTGCTTCTGAACTGCTGGCAGCTCTTTCTGTCGCTCGGCCTCGATCTTTTGCACCTCCGCCGAGGTCGCCCGGAGAGCCCGAATGGAAGCAGCCGTCCGATCCGGCTCATACGGCAGCGTGTTCATCGTCCAAGGGCTGTGCTTGGCCAGTATTCCTGCCGCCTCGTTCACCAAGCGCCGCTTGCCGCTCCCCAGGTCCGTCTTCATGACGGCTTTGACGAACAGAAGCGTCACCGCGGCGTCGTCCTGCTTGAGCCTCGACGCAAATTTGTAACCGGGCGCAATGATGCCAATCGCCTGGTCAATGCCCCTCACATTGACCTTCCGTATCTGGAGCATCCCCGGGTATCCCGGTACGTCGCCGGGAGCCATTCTCACGACGTCCGCAAGCGTCTGCTCGGCAACCAAGAACGGCAGCCACTCGATGATCGCCGCGATCCTGTCGTCCAGCTCGTTGACCAGCACACGGATCTGCCGGTTCCGGTTGTTCGGCTTCGTCATGATCTGGAGCAACAGCTTAGCCATTGGACA